AACAACCTTCCGTATATCGAGCGGCTGGAGAATGGTTACTCCAAGCAAGCACCGGCTGGAATGGTCAGAAAGAACGTCGCACGCATAGCCAGACTAGTCGCAGCACAAGCCAGCAAACACAGGGTCTGAAATGTCAGAAGTGAATATCAATGCCGCCTTGGTTCAAGGGCTGGTAGCGGCATCGCTTGGCCTGCCGACCGGGCCTGAAGGTAAAGACTTTTCGCCGCCTGCAACAAGCTCGCCGTGGTGCGCATGGTTCAACATTCCAGCGTCAACCGATGTGGCAAGCCTTGGCGCTGGTGGAATTGATGAAACCATAGGGATATTCCAGGTCGACCTGAATTATCCGCTGAACACCGGCACCGCTGGCATTCTTGCCGCCGTGCAAAAGCTCCGTGACTACTTCGTGGCAGGACGCCGACTTGTCTACCTGACGCAGTGCGTAAAGGTGGAGCGCGTCACCCGCAACAACCTGCGGTCAGTCAATGGCTGGCAGCAAATCAACGTCTCCATCTACTACACCGCGAACACCACTCGCCCAGAGGTATAAGCCATGTCATGCTTCGCTAACGGCTCAGCCGTAAACCTGTTCTATGTTCGCGAGTACGCGACCAAAACCGCCGTTACGTTGAGCGCAACGGCTGCCGACAAGAGCTTCAATGATTCAGGCAATGGCCTGCTGACTGCTGGCTTTCTGGTTGGCCAGATCATTACCACGTCAGGCTTTGTGGCTGGCGCGAACAATAGCAAGTTCAAGATTGCCACCGCAGCTGCCGGCAAGATCACCGTAACCGATGTGAACGGTGGCGCTGTGACGCTGGTTGACGGTGCTGCTGGCCCTTCTGTGACGATCACAATGGAAGGCTCGATTCCAGGCAATCCAGTGTTCAAGCCGATCCGGTTTGTATCTGAAGGGCTTAGCCCGAACATCAACCAGATTGAATCCAACGAAATCAACACGGAGCGCCAGAAGTCGCCAAGCCGTGGCGGCACCTATAGCGTGCAAGGCGAGATCGCTGCACAACTCAGCTACGGCAGCTTTGATGATCTGATCGAAGGTGCTATGCAGGGCGAGTGGGCGGCTGATGTGCTGCTGGTTGGCTCGACTGAGCGCAGCTTTGCCATTCTTGAGCGGCACACCGACATCGGCGCTGACTACATCTATCGCGGCTGCCGTGTTGCCACAATGAACATCACCGCGCCATTGGGCGACAAAGCCGGCATCACCTTCGGCATGCTGGGTACTAAGGCCGAGCCGTACACCATCCCCGGCGGCACTACATACGCCACTGCGACCACCAGCGATATGATGGTGACTACTAACGGTTCGTTTACCGAAGACGGCGATGCGATTACCTACGCCACCGAATGGAACTGCACGATTGATAACGGCATGGAAGCGGCCTACTCGCTGTTCCAGCGTGACGCCTTTTGTGTATCAAACGGTATTGCCACCGTTTCAGGAACCTTGAGCGCGTACCTGAAAGACGGCTCGCTGTGGTCGAAGGTGCTCAACGAAACCGAAACCAATCACGTTATCGTGCTGGAAGAGGGAGTAGACAGCTATACCATCGAACTGCCGAAACTGCGCTACACCCAAGGCCAGAAGCAGGTCAGCGGGCCGGGTGCAATCATCCCGCAGTACACCTTCAGCGCCGGATATGACGGCACAACCACTATGCGCATCACCCGGAGCTGATATGGCCGACATTGATGCGTTCAAAACCCGCGCCAAGGCCAATGATGGGGTTAAAGTCCCGCTCAGTACGCCAGATGGATCACCCACCGAGCACTGGCTGCAAATCCGGTCTATCTGGTCGGATGAGTACCAAGCGGCGCGCTCTGAGCTGATTCGTCAGGCGATTGATGACGGGCGCAAGGTGTCAGAAGCCAATGGCGAAGCTGCAACGTTGCGCAAGACACTAGATCGCAAGCGCCGCGCTGTGGCTGCTGCTTCCTTGATCGCTGGATGGTCGTTCGATCTGGAGTTCACTGAAGAGGCTGTGTCTGATTTCCTGCTGGAAGCGCCGCAGATTCTCGCCCATGTCGAGCGTATTGCCGAGGATGGTGCGCGTTTTTTCGGCAAAGGGTCGATCAGCTAACCGAGTGGGGCAAGGCTGAGCTGCAAATGCTCAGGCCGCCACCTGGATCAGATCGCCCCTTGCGTGATCACCTGACGGCCATCTGGAAGGCGACAGGCAACAAGCCACCGGAACTCGAAGCGCAGCAGGATGTGCCGCCAGAACTGGAATATCTGTGGCATTGGTACTGGCAGATTCCGAAGCCGATCACTTTTACCGAACTTCATCACTGGTCTCAGCTAACCCGTCGCAACTTGCGCGCATGGGAGGCTGAATTGTTGGCCGCACTTTCTAGGGCATGGGTATGACTGAGTACGCAAAACTTGTAATCAGCGTCGATAGTCGCCCTGTCAGCAAGGCAGACAAAGACCTGAGCCGGTTGCAACAGACGGCAGGCAAGACCGAAAAAGCCACCGATGGCCTTGGTTCTGCGTTTCGCCGTCTTGCTGGGCCACTGGCAGCGGTTGTCAGCGCCCGTCAGATCGCGCAGGCGGCAGAAAGCTACACCAACCTTACCAACCGGCTGAGACTGGTAACGGAAGGCACAGATGAGCTTATAGCGGCTCAGGAAGCGGTGTTCTCGCTTGCCCAAAGTGCCCGCCAGCCGCTCGATGCAACCGCAGAGCTATACCAGCGCATTGCCACCAATGCTGATGCGCTTGGGTTGTCCGGGTCTGGTGTTGCCGCTGTTGTGGACACCATTAATAAAAGCATGGCAATTAGCGGGACGACCGCTGCATCTGCCAGCGCAGCAATGATTCAGCTTGGTCAGGCGTTTGCATCCGGTCAGCTTAGAGGGCAAGAACTAAACTCGGTACTTGAACAAGCGCCGGGGCTTGCTAGTGCGCTGGCAGATGGTTTGGGCGTTAGCGTTGGCGAGCTTCGCAAGCTAAGCGAGGCTGGGCAGTTGTCTGCCGACAACCTAATCCAAGCGCTGTTAGACCAAGGCGCGGCTGTAGATGAGAAGTTCGGCAAAATTCAGGTCACTGCCGGACAAGCATTCACCACGCTAGGCAACAGCCTGACCAAGGCAGTGGGTGAAATAGACGCAGCAACAGGATCAAGCGCGGCGTTAGCCGATGGCATTATCAGCCTGTCTAACCTGATCGATTCTGGAGCGCTGACCGAGCCAATCATCACATCATTTGCGATCTGGTCGAGCACCTTCGACAGTGCGAGCAAGGATATTGATTCTCTAGCGCTTGATTTTGACGCGCTGGGCGCTGCTGGAAGCTCTACTGCTGATCTTTTGGGTAACGCATTCAAGCAAATGCCTGCCAACCTTCGCGCCGCTGTGCAGATTGCCACCGTTGAAGTGGCCAACTTCTTCGAAGTCACTGCCCGTAAGGCTGCCGGCGCAGTGGTTGAGCTTGCTGCCTACATCAAGGGCGGCAGTGATGCCGCTGCCAAGGTTGCAAGCCGGGTTGCTGAAGACATTGCGATACAGGAAGGCGCAAGAACAGACACCATCGCGCAGATACTGGCAGAGCGTGACGCCATCATTCAGGCTGGGGAAGCTGCCAAGCAGCGCTACGCAGACGAAAGAACCGCACGCGAAGCAGCCAAGCTCAAGCGCGAGCAGGAATCAGCAGAACTTCGCAAAGGCGCACAGGGCAAGGTTATTGACTTTGGCGGCGCTGGCAATGCTGAAAAGGCCGCAGCGGCTGCCGAGAAATCAGCCCAGAAACTGCAAAGCCTGTACGCCACCAACGAACAGCAACTTGCCCGTCAGTTGGCGTTATTCGGCCAGACATCCGAAGCCGCGCAAGTTCGCTATGAGATTGAAAACGGCGAACTGGCGAAGCTCAACACGCAACAGCAGCAGCACCTATTGCTGCTTGCTGAAGAGCTAGACCGGATCGAAGAGCGCAAGAATCTTGAGGATGAAGTTTCGCGCATCCGTGAACAGTCGATGACCGACGTTCAGCGCGGAAACAAAACCATCCAGGAGGACTACGCCAAGATAAACAAGGCGTACAAGGCCGGCATTCTGTCAGAAGAAGAGTGGCGGCAGGCCACTGTGTCGCGGGCCGAGGCTTACTCAAGAGCAACCGAAGCTGGCAAGGAATCAATCAGCATTATGGATGAGTTCGCCAAAACGGCGGCAGAGAACATACAGACACAGCTTGCCGACACGCTGATCGACACCTTCGACGGTAGCGTTGATGACATCCTTGATTCATGGGGAAAGATGATCCAGCGCATGATTGCCGAGGCTGTTGCGGCAGACCTGACTCGCAGCCTATTTGGCGAGCTAGGCGGCGGTGAGAAAGGCAGCACCGGATGGCTTGGCGCTCTTGGCGGGATGGTCAGCGGCTCAGGCGGCGGGCTGTCTTCACTGTTCGCTGGCTTCTTCGACCGTGGCGGGCCTATCGCTGCTGGCAAGTTCGGGATCGTCGGAGAAAACGGGCCTGAACTGGTGCGCGGCCCTGCACAGGTGACAGGCCGTGAAGAGACGGCACGATCAGTTGGCGGCACTTCGATCAGTATCGGCAACATCAGCACCAATATCACCAACTCGCGGGAAGCATCAAGGGCAGGCGCTGAGATTGGCCGGCAAGTCGCTCGCGCAGTTCAAGGCTCAGGGAGATACGCGTAATGGCCCAGTTTCTGGAAGAGCGATTCCCGAGCAATGTGGACTACGGCAGCGGGTTTGAATCTGTCTACGAAACAACCATTGTCACGACATCAAACGGCAACGAGTACCGCTCGCAGCCGCACCCGTTCATCAAGGCCATGTTCGATATTGATTTCGAGCGCCAGACGCTGGATGTGATCGATCAGATTATTGACCTGAACAACCGCGCCAACGGCAAGACTAGGGGCTTTCGCGTCAAGCATCCGATTGACTATTCAACCAACGAATACCGTGGAACGCCAACAGCATACGACATGGCGCTAAGCCCAGTGTCTGCGGGTGTTTATCAGTTGGTTCGCTGGTATGGCGACAGCGACGATCCTGCCTGTGCCCGCCGTCTTATCCGCAAGCCGGTATCTGGCACGGTGCTGGTTGGTGTGGCTGGGCAGGCTTACCCGTCCGGCCAATGGTCAGTCGATACCACGACAGGCCGCATCACTTGCGCTGCCAACAAGACCCGTGCAATCACTAGCATCAGTAAAGCAGCGTCAGCCGTTGTCACCATCGGCGCGCACACTTTCGCTATCGGTGAATCAGTGGCGTTTTCTGGTGTTGTGGGCATGACGCAGATCAACGGCTTGCGCGCACTGATAACCGCCACTAGCGGCACTACGATAACCGTAGCCATAAACAGCACGGCATTCACCACATACACCAGCGGCGGCAGCGTACAGACGCAACCGATCACTGGCGAGGCTGTAACTGGTGGCTGCGAGTTCGACATCCCGTGCCGCTTTGATTCCGAATTTAACGTGCAAGCGCTTGA